CAAATAAGCAATAGTTATCATCAAAATTTCTTGCAGCGTTATGATTATGATAACCATAAACGGCTATTTTATCATTAGCGGCTAATGATATTAAACCTGTAGTTTCTACATGACAATCCTTATTTGCAGCATTTGGTTGGTAATTTAATCTATATGTTTTTCTCTGTTCTACGTAACCACTACCAGAATCTTTATGTAAAGCTACATGAAGACCACCATTTTCCGCAAGATCAGTACATTTTAAAGATACTTTATACCAATACTTCCCTGCAGCAGGTGCTTCAAAGCACCAATCATTATCTGTATGATCGTAATTATCATTAGTATCCCAGTTCTGTGCGTTGAATTTTACTTTAGTCCAAGTATGATTTGTTATTGACTGATCACCAACCATCTCTGCCTGGAAGGATTGCCAGTCTGGAGATGATGACGCATCAGCCCATGTTAAACCACCAGTATTACCTGATTGTTTTTGTAAGTATTGACCGTTAGATCCAGCATTACTAATCTTTAAATTAGCTTCATCAACTACATCATCAGCTATAACTGTAGCTCCATCTGCTGTAGATGTAACTTCACCGCTATGATTAGGGTGTACGTAGGCATTAGCTGACGTAGCTATACCGTCTAATTTAGTTTTTAATGTATTGGTGAAATTGTTTTGAGTTAAACCACCGTCACCTACAGAATAGGTTGTATCTGGTGGTGCAGCCCAACTATTATCTCCTCTTAAAAAGGTGGAACTAGATGCAGTACCAGTAGCTGAAAGTTCAGCAACTCCAACAGCATCATCAGCTAGATGGGCGTTATCTATAGATCCATCATT